CCTTCGATCTCGCCTTCACTGAGCAGGTCTAGAACTCGTGCAACAGCTCGTGATTGCAGGTTGTCCCTTGCTTCTGTCGCACTGCGAAGGGCGCCACCACCAGCTTTGCCAAAGCCACCACCAGCTGCACCGTAGATTTCAACAGGAGAATCAGTCATGAGGCATCCGTGGTGGCAATGCTGGCGCTAAGCAAAATACTTCCTACAAACATTTTCCCGTAGACACAAGGTATCGGTGTGCCTTGAACGCTCGTATTTTGAATTCCGCTGAAACTATAGGATTGAAGTTTGCGGGGGTCGTCGGCTTTCATTGCCATCTTGGGGGACGGGGAAATCAGTTCTGCGACACCCATTATCAATAAACCTGCGCCCAGCTTAAGTGCAGTCATACTGCCCACTGCTGTACCTGCAGCCGTTGCTCCATATCCGCCAACACCTGCCCATGCGCCAACACCAAAACTGACAAATGAAAGGCCAATCAACGCAATTCCTAGCAAGATTTTGCCTGCTGCGCCTGCACCAGCAAGCACTGGCGTGATCGAGATCACCCGATCATCACTGCAAGCCATTGAAAAATCTTGCTCGTCTACTTTTGTTTTGCCTGCCGTGACGCGGTAGCCGATCCCATCCTGCTCGCTATCAATCAACCATTGATCCAAGCCTGGGAAGTTGGCGCACAGAAACCGTACAGCTTCAGCGGGGCTGGCGACATCCGCACGAAACACCCGCTGGCCTAAGCGTTTTGCCAATTGCCCGTAGACCTTAACGGCTCGCATGGCGCAACACCTTACCAGTACATTTTAGGAGCCAGTCGCCTAATAAGTCACGGCTTGACAACCGACCAGCCATGTGATGCAAGATGTATTGGTCACCAATGTAGACCGCCACATGGTTTAACCCTTTGGAACTGATCGACATCAGCAGGGCATCACCCACCTGTAAATCCTTGAGGCTTACCTGTTCAAATCCAGCCTGTTCGTACAATTCCTGGAATCGGGGTTCTTCATCCCAGGTGCTGCGGGCTGGACGATCCCAATCTGGCAGGTCTAGATCCCATTCGGTTTTGTACCAATCACGGACGCAGCTCCAGCAGTCCAGGCTGCCCCAGCAATACTCACGCCCAACCAAGGGCGGCTGGTAGTCATTCGGCTCAGTCTGGGACCAAGTTTCCAGATTTGGATTGACGATCAGCCATGGCAACTTGCTGCGGTTGCAGGCAACCTGATCAGCCATGCTTGGCTCTGGACTGGTGTATGGGTGGCTGTGAATAACGGCCACGATCTCGCCTTTATCCTCAGCCGCTGCATAATCCTCTGGATCCATCTGAAAGAAATCACCCGCCACGGTGGCCACGTTTTTACATGGCCAGTATCGTTGCTTGCCTTTGATGACAAGCAGCAAGCCGCAGGATTCGTTCGGGAAACAGACTTGAGCGTGCTCAAGCGCCGCCTGTTTTGCAGCTGCTTTAATCATTGGAATTGCCCCACACCGGGGAAGCCGCCAAATGGCAGGATAGCCTGAGTGCCAAAATGTGCTTCGCAGTCTTGTAGCGTTTTGCTACAGGTTGGGAGGCCGCCAGCATAGGTGCATTCCGCTGACTTGTAGACCCATTGGCACAGCGTAATTGCTTGCCGCTTAGGCGCTCGAATGCCTTGCATGTCAAAGGCACTGGATAGTTCCCAGGTAATAACGTTTCTGTTTTCAGTTTCTTTGCGGGAGATGAAATAAATTTCACGTGGAAACTCAGCTTGGGGATCTGCATCGGGGTTGGTGCCCCCAGTAAAGTTGACAGCATCAATGTATTTTTTAAGCGTCCTGATTCGAGTGACACGGGCATTGATCAAGTCATTGCCAGGCGTGATGGCATTGACCTCAAGCAATGCCAGGGTCAGCAAACTGTCGAGGTTGGCAATGGTAAGTTTTGGCTTGGGCAGTTGGCCGCTACCTGTATATTCAAATCCTTCCATCTGGACGGGATAGGCCGCATACGCTTGGCCGCCCCAGGTCAAAGAACCAAGGATCTGATTGGTGCCAGCGTGGAAATAATAAGTTGTGACTACACCTGTTGGGTTGCCAGTGGCGTAGTGCGTACCTTCAACCAGCTGCAACTGGAACAACTCGATAATGGCACTTGGCGCTACCTTTTGCAGTTCTTCGCTAACTGCGCTTACGGCTGCCCAGGTGACCGTTCCATCAACTACAAAACCTTCAAGCGCTGTTGATGCGCTGGTGGTGTAAAGCTTGGTGGGCCAGACTGGTTGCCCAGCGCCCGATGTACCAGCCGTAATGCAGCGAAAGACAAAGCCAAAGCCTTGCTGCGTTGTAGCGCGAACAACTGCCCCAACGGCGTAACTGGTAGTAGCCTGCCAAGATGCGTATGCCATCAGGCTTCAAAAACCTGCACAAAGGTGGCTGTAATTGTTGCGCGGTTCAAGTAAGGAATTGTTTTGTTCCAACTTGGACAAATGTACTTGGCACTGCTTGCTTCTCCTGGTGCTGTCCAATCAAATGATTCCTGCCCGGCGCGAGCGTCAAGAAATGTTTCGATGGTGTCGGAATTGGCCTCCGATATTTCCCAGGTTAGGTTCCAGGTTTTGGGGTTCTGGTTCAAACCTACCGTTAGCCGCTGGGCGTAACCATCGCCAAACTGCACTTGGCGCACAACTGGCTGGCTGGTCTTCTGTGCGCCATAGGTTGGCGTGATGCTTGGGAAGGTGGCCATTAGCGTCGTGTACCGGACAAGAGACCGCCTGGGCGTTGTTGCTTAACCAATTCTGCCTGCACCGCAGCGGAAACTGCAACACCAAGCTGCTTGGCCTGTGCCTGATCACCTTGGACGTTGGAATTGCCGCTTGCATCCACGTTGACCACAACGTTCGTGCTACCGCCTCCTAATGCGTTGTTGGGAACGATGCTGCCACCGTGCTTGGGTGTGAACAGCTCGGGGCCGCGCTCACCAACCATGTAGGACGATCCTGCGCTGACTGGGCCGCCAAGTGCTTTAGGCACAAACGCTGAACTGAAATTGCCAGCACCGGTTAATCCACCACTTAGGGAACCCATTGAAAAAGATGCCGGGTTAAAACCACCAAATCCAGCCCCGGCAGATGTTTTCGGCCCAAAGAAACTTGAAATGGCATTGATAGCTTGGTTAATTACATAAATGCGAAGCAGTTGCATCGCAATATCCTTGAGCACTCCAGAAGCTATATTACGAAGACTTGCGCCAAAGTTTTCGCTGCCGCTGATCAGGGCATCAAAGGCTGATGTCATGCCTTGACCAACAGTGTTAGCAATACCATCGGCAAGATCTTTTTGCTTTTGCTGCTCAACCGTGAGCTGCTTGGAGTATTCAAGGATCGTGCTGTAGCCCGATGCTGCGGACATAATCCCAGATATGTATCCAGGGTAGCTGTCGATAGCTTGTTTTTGAAATGCGGTAATATCAAAATTTAATTGCCTTGATACTGTTTCTGATTGGATTGCTAGCCTAGCTAGCTCAATTTTCTTTTGCGCTGCTGGCATGTCTTTATCTGCTTTAATTTTTGCAATATCAGCATTTACTTGAAGCAGCTGTTTTTGCGCTTCAAGGTTAAGCACTAATTGCGTATTTTCTGCAACGCGGGCTTCCAAGATTTTGCCTTCAATGTCAAACTGTGAACGTGCCAAATCCAGCATTGTTCCAGAATTTGCAATCTGCTCAGTAAAGTCTTTAGCTTTTTTCTTTTTGCTACCTTTTTCCGTGCCTGCCCCGGTTGCCCCTACTCCAGTAGGCGTAGGAGGCAGTTCAGGTTTTTTAGGCTTTTCTAATGGGATACTTGTAATCGCTTTGATTCGTGCTTGGTTTGTTTTTACGCGGGCTTGAACCTCTATTAGTTTTGCTCTATCGGCTGGCGCAGCCATTTCCGCGGCTGACTCTGCTCTTGCATCTTGTGCTCGAATTTGCAAGGCCAATGTTGATGCCAGTTTTCTATCATTGGCTAGATTTTTCTGCGTTATTTTTAGCATTTTTTGACGTTCTTCAACAGTCTTGCCTTTAAGTTGTCCTGCCAAAGATTGCTGGGATCTGGCTGCCAAACTTTTCTGTGCCGCGTCGGCGCTTCCCAGGACTGCTCCGGTTTGCGTGATGACATAATTGATGCCAACCGTAACAATTCCAATACCGGCAAGTCCAAGAAGTGCAGCGGATAATCCGCTTACAGATCCTGCTGTTGCTAT